TGATCTTCCGATGCGAGTCCTTTGACAATGATGGACGGCTCTTGTCTACAGGTTGGGCTCATGAGGAGTACGGCAATAGCCCTGTTAATAAAACTTCGTTCCTTGAAAATTGTTGTACCAGCGCAATCGGTAGGTGCATCTCAAATGGGCCGCTTGGGCATACAGGCGAGCGCGCATCATCAGAAGAAATGGCAAAGGTGAACCGCGTTAATAGCGCGCCTGCACCTGACTCATTCGGTGGAGCAACACCTAAACAGATCGGCTTCTTAAAGTCACTAGCGCGCGGTAAAGCATGGGATGACTTCCAGCTGCTTGAGTTTATTCACAAGACGCTTGGCGTGGACGATGTAGTTGTGGAAACATTGTCATCGGGACAGTGTCGAGTATTGATTGACAGGATGAAACTATGAGAAACCCATCTGAAGAATACGACCGACTGCACGACCACTGCCAAGCCTTAGCGCGAGAGCGTGACTACTTAAAACGCCTAGTAGAAGAACTCAAAGTCGAATTGGCATCGGCACGCACACTGCTAGGACTAGACAAATGAGTCGTCATGTATGGCTTGCCTTGGCTCTAACAGTGTTATGCGCGGCGTTAATGGTTAGGTCTGATAGAAAGTAAACCCTTTACAACTGGCAAGCATCACGGTCGTATCACTGTCGCAAGTGACGGGGCTAATCCAAGGGAACTTGGTTAGATCGGCGCGTCCAAAACTTGCAACACGAAAAGGATTGGCAAAGCGTCGAAGCGCAGTGTGTAAAGGAATTGAATAGGGAGTCCAGTGATGGCAACGGACGGGGGGCTCTTCAGGGGTCTGTCTTGCATTACGCTTACAGATGACATACCACAAACAAACTCAACAGACTCGAGCCCGACATGCAACACACTCACAGCAACTTGAGAGCAAGCGCGCCAGCGCGCGCTAGTAATCGGTAGAACTATGGCACGCCCACTAACTGAATACGACAGCAAACGCTACAAAGCAGCAAGAGCCGAACTGCTTCGAGACGAACCCACATGCCATTGGTGCAGGCGCGCAAAAGCAACCGAACTAGATCACCTAGTCGAGCACGACGAAGGCGGCACGATTGACGATGGATATGTACCAGCATGTAAACCCTGCAACAGTAGACGCGGAGCAGAATACATAAACAAAAAAACTGCAACGCGAATCAAAAACAGAAATAACAATTTTTTACACACGATGCAAACGCCCCCGAGCCCCATCCATGTATCTCTCCCAACTAGTCAGGATCAGCCTGAACTGGCGGTGATCAGCCACGACCAGCCGAGATTGGAAACGATCGTTCCAGACTGTGACGGCTCATGGGCTGGACTTGTGGGGGACATGGCTAAAGAGCTGCTTCATGTTGAGCTCATGCCTTGGCAGATTCATTGTCTTGAGCGGATGCTGGGATTTACCCATGCTCTAGATGGACAGGATGATCTTGTGCACAGATCTTCTTTATGTTCTGTCGCGCGTCAAAATGGCAAGACACTTTTGATCCAGTGTTTGATTTTATTTTGGATGATTGAGATGCCGAAGATCCGGGGCACTAAGCAAACCGTCCTTTCTACAGCTCACACTTTGTCACTTGCCTGTCTGCTCTTTGATGAGATCGCACCAATCCTAGAAGACCGCTACGGCGCCAAGATTATGAAGTCCTTTGGTCGAAACTCGGCAACAATGCCAGACGGTACGAAGTGGTATGTGCGCGCGGCAAACCCTTCAATCGGTCACGGAATGAGCGTGGATCTGATTTGCGCAGATGAGATCTTTGACATCTCCGAGATCACGATGGCAGGCCTGATCCCAACCCAGCGCGTCCGCAGGTCTCCTCTCTTGGCAATGTTTTCTACCGCTGGCACCGAGTCCAGCGCGCTATTTATCCGACATCGAGAAAACGCGCTTCGACTAATTGACACAAACAACCCTTCCAACTTTTACTTCGCAGAATGGTCGCCACCGCCGACGGTTGATCCAATGCAAGAATCGTCGTGGTCGTGGGGCAACCCGGCACTTGGACACACTTTGACCGCTGAAACTTTGCGCGCCGAATCCAAGGATCCTGACCGCTCAAACTTTCTACGGTCGTCTCTCAATATGTGGATCGCCAGCACCCAGTCATGGATTCAGACCCACCTTTGGCCAGACCTCAAGTACGACGGCCCGATCCCTGCTGGCGGCGTCATCTCCGTCGAGGCATCAATGGACGAATCGCGCTACTTTGCAACTAAGTCGGTCGCGCTTGGTGACGGTCGTACTTGTGTCTCGGTTGCCTTTACTGCCGAGACCGCTAAAGAACTTTGGGCGCATGTTGCAGCTTTGGCGGCGGATCCTGCAATCAAATTCATTTTCTCGCCAACAATTGACGCACACTGCCCACCGATCTTTGAGCGTCGTCGCGTTGTAATGGGCTACAAAGAAATATTGCAATACACCCCGATAGTAAGAAACATGATCACCGAAGGACGCATTGTGCACACTGGCGAAGCGATGCTTGCCGAGCATGTTTGTCGAGCAGTCATGGTTAGGACTCAAGGCTCAATCGCGGTGTCGTCGCAAAAGTCGGCTGGCCCGATTGAGTTGTGTCGCACGATGATATGGGGAGCGTCTGCAGCTGCAAGACCAGGAAACTCCCAGAAGCCAATGCTGGTCACTGTAAATCAGTAACATCTTCTTGGCACTCGCTTACTTGCTTGCCTGTCGTCGGGATACCGCAATTGACTAGGCGAGTGCCACCATGATCCCCTCTGAATGTGTCATCATGTGATATGGGATTATTTGACCGCAAAGTAAGCAAGGCTGCTATCAGTCCACCGCCAGCCAAAGCCGCTGCAGCTGGAGCGATGAATCCTGGGTATAACTCAAGCAATGTTGGCGCAAATATGATCGGTCAGTATTACACCTACCGAGAGGGCCAACTTCGCGCGGCAGCAATCTCAATTCCTGCAATTTCACGCGCACGCGATCTACTTGCATCAGTAATCGGCTGCATGCCATTACAGATGTATAACGAAATGTGGAACGGCGAAGAAATGGAGCGCGTCTATATCGCCCCCCGATCTTGGCTGCGTCGCCCAGATCAAACCGTTCCCTACAACTTTTTAATGTCATGGACTTTTGATGACTTGTATTTTTACGGTCGCGCTTTTTGGTACATCACATCGCGCACAGCTGACGGTTATCCCGCGAGTTTTTCAAGGCTCCCAGCGGGCTCAGTCACCACCACCGACATGGCAGGTCCCGTCTGGTTTGCGCCTTCTAAAGAAGTTTATTTTCAAGGCGGTCAAATAGATCCTGCAAACCTTGTGCAATTTTTGTCGCCGACACAAGGCATGGTTTATTCATCGCAAGCCGCCATTGAAACAGCGATCAAGATTCAAGACGCGCGCGCGAGAAACGCCAGCTCCTCGATTCCAGCGGGCGTCCTTATGCAGACTGGTGGTGAGCCTTTGAGCGCGCAAGAATTGGCTGATCTTGCTGCAGCGTTTAATACCGCTCGAGCAACTAATCAAACTGCAGCGCTAAACGAATTCCTTAAATACGAACCGACAACGATGTCGCCAGACAAGATGCTTCTTATTGAGTCTGCTAATTACAGCGCGTTGGAAACTGGTGGTCGTATTGGCAATGTTCCGCCATACCTGATCGGCGTATCTACTGGGTCATATTCATATCAGTCATCGCAGCAGGCTCGCATGGACTTGTTGTTTTTTGGCGTGAAGTTGTACGCCGATGCGATAGCAGAAACATTATCTATGAATAATGTTTTGCCTAATGGCACCTATGTTGCCTTTGACTACGAATCGTATTTAGAAGAAAACTACCTAGCAGACAAAATGGAAATGCCAGTACAAGAAGACACTCAAGAGGAGATCGCAAACTAATGATTAGATTCACAGCACCATCCGCCAGCATCGATGCAGCTGCAGGCGACGGAACACCATCACGAACCATCACAGGAATCGCAGTTCCTTACGGCGTAGCAGCAACAGTCGCCGACGGAACCGAAGTCATCTTTGAGCAAGGCAGCCTTCCAATCGAAGGCAAAGCACCGCGCCTATACATGAACCATGACAGCAATCAGGCCATCGGAATTGTTACCGAGCGCGTAGACACTCCAGAAGGCATGCTCTTTAGTGCCAAGATTAGCAAGACCGCTGCAGGCGATGAAGCCCTACAGCTTGCCCTAGACGGCGTACTGGACTCGGTATCGGTCGGAGTAAACCCAACTAAGACTCGAGCAAACAAAGACGGATCGCTAACAGTGTTAGCAGCCGACTGGATCGAGTTGTCTATGGTGCCAGTTCCTGCTTTTGTTGGAGCCATGATCACAGACATCGCAGCGAGTATCCACCACGAAGACGAAGAAATAAGTATTATAGAAACAGAACCTACACAGGAGAACGAACCCATGTCAGAGCCAACAGTCCCAGCAGTAGAAGCAACCATTCCAACTGCACCAATTCCAGCAAAAGCAAAGCGTGAATTCAAGATGCCATCAGCTGGCGAATTCATGGCTGCTTATCACATTGGCGGAGACACATTCTCCAACATGAACGCAGCAGTCGCAGAATTTTCCGCATCACAGCGCACCGCACTCCAAGCAGCTGCAGGCGATGTCCTTACCTCTGACACCCCGGGCCTCTTGCCAGTGCCCGTTTTGGGACCGCTCGTACAGGACCTAAATTTCCTTCGTCCTGTAGTCGAGGCTGTAGGCGCTCGCGCTTATCCTGACAACGGAAGGTCAAAGACTTTTACTCGTCCAACGATTACCACGCACACAAGCGTTGCAACACAGTCCACTGAATTGTCAGCAGTTTCAGCCACCACAATGGTCATTGCGGCAAACTCAATTAGCAAGACAACTTTGGCTGGGCAAGTAAGTTTGTCCTCACAAGACATTTCGTTCACCTCGCCTGAAGCGATGTCATTGATCTTGAATGACTTGATGGGCGAATACATGATCGCATCTGACAACAAAGCAGCGGACGACTTGCTCACTGCAGCAAACTCGTCGGGCGTTTGGGACGGAACAGTCGCAGACTTGCTCAAGTCAATCTATGACTCGGCAAAAGATGTCTCAACAAACCGAAACTGGATGCCGACACACATGTTCGTCTCCGTAGATGTTTGGTCACAACTCGGTCAGCTCGTAGACACAACTAACCGACCAATCTTCCCATTCATCGGTGCAGGTCTTACAGGCCAAAACGCACTCGGCGGTGGAAGTGCAACATCGTGGAACGGCACGCCACTCGGCTTGCAGTTGGTAGTTGATAGCAACTTTGCCGACAAGACGATGATCATCACTCGCGTAGGTCAGGGACAAGGCGATGCTTACGAATTCTACGAAAGCATTCAGGGCCTCCTTAGCGTGGACACTCCTGCAACTTTGGGTAAGACCATGAGCTTTCACGGCTATGTCTCAACCTTCGCTGCAATCGGTGGAATGATCCGCAAAATCACACAGGCTTAGTCGAGAGCGGGGCTACCGCTCATGGCTGTTTACAGCATTACGCAGAAATACCTCATAGACAACTACGCCGTAGTTCAACTTCTTACCGATGCAGAAATTGAACTCGGCGCAAGTGTCGTCCTTGCCGGGGTAGATGCAACTTTTAACGGAACTTACACAGTCCGCGCATTACCTCAATATCTTTATGTAGGCATTGATACAGAAGGCGATCTTCTTTACGATGTAAACATTCCAATAGCTAACCAGGTGCTCGTTGCAAAGACCGCCGATGATGTCGCGCGCACGGCTGCTACTGGCACGCTAACTATTACGCAGACCTGCACTTGGGTCACTGCGGCAAATCTTGAGGACTGGATCGGGATAGGCACAGCAACCGCCGCCGACGCCGCTTTCCTAACAGTGTGCGCCGCAGCTGCTTCACAATTCTGTTGGCGTCGCCGAATGGAAGCAGGCTATGTGGACTCGCTAACGACTGTCCCTTCACAAGATGTCTTCCTCGGGACGCAGATGTACGGTGGCGCGCTGTACCGCCAACGCGGATCAGTGGATCAATACGCTTCATTCCAAAACATGGGAGTAACCCCAGTCATGGGTCTAAACGGAATGATCCGCCAGCTCTTGGGAATTGATCGTCCGCAGGTCGCCTAATGGCTGTACCTAACTACACAGATTTATTTAACGAAGGCTACGACGATCTCGTCGCGAAGCTCTCAACGGTCGTAGGGCTACAAGTCAATAACGATCCGCGCAACATCACGCCGCCAAGCGTCTTTGTAAACATCGACTCGATAGATGGCTACAACTACAATGTCGCAAAACTTAACTTCACTTTGCAGATCATCACGCTAGGCCCGGGCAACTTAGACGCCCAAAAAAGCCTGCTCAATATCCTTGCCCAGATCTATGCCTTGAACATTGGGGTCGTATCTGGACGCCCAACCAACCTAGATATCGGTGGCTCGACGCTTCCTGCTTATGAGCTGTCGGTCTCGACTGTCGTGCAGACTGCCTAATCCACACTCTCGGTCTCATTATGTGTCAAACTAAATCCAACACTTCCAAGGAGTAACTCATTATGGCAACTTCCACAATCCTCTCAAACCCAACAGTGACCGTCGGCGGAGTCGCGCTGACTGGTTGGTGTACAAGCGCCGTCCTGAATCGGACTGTCACGGCCCTATCTGACACGGTTTTTGGAAATACAGCAAACACTTATACGGCTGGTCTCGAAGATAACGAATGTACCCTGACCTTATTTTTGAGTTATGAAGCCGCCGCCACTTATGCAACTCTTGCACCTTTGGTCGGCACAAAAACAACCGTTATTGTGAAGCCAACTTCGGCAGTGGACTCGGCAACTAACCCAGGCTTTACACTTACCAACTGCTACCTTGAGACGCTTCCAGTGATCTCGGCTTCGCTCGGTGAGCTGCAATCAATTGATATCACGCTGATGGGCGGAGTCTTTTCAGCCGATACTACTAACCCATAATTTTCGGCCTTCCTTGGCCCGACGAAAGGAAACATAGTGAAGATCAAACTCACGCTTACACGCGGAGACAAAAAAGAAATACTTATCACGAATCTTTTTGCGATTTCTGAATGGGAACGCTTAGAGAATCGTCGAGTTTCTGACGGTCGCGGTATCGGCGCATCCGATATGGCTTGCTGGGTGTACATCATGCTGGGCATTAAAGGCGAAACACTTCCTGCTACTTGGCGCGAATGGCTCAAAGCGAACCCAGATGTCGAGATCGGCGTAGAGGACTCAACAGATGTAAACCCTACGGACGCGGCTACAGGCGACAACTCGCCGAACTTGTAGTCGCGACTGGGTGGGCTCCCACTTTCTACGCTGACACCTTCGACACGCGAGACCTAACTACTATTGTCGCAGTGCTAGAAAAACAAAACAAGAAAAGGTGACATGGCTGACGGACTCAACACAAAGATCGAGATCTACGGTCTAAAGGATGCTATAAAGCAGTTGAACTCTGTTGAGCCGGGGCTTCGTAATCAGATTGCAAAAGACTTCCGCAATGTCGCAAAGCCTGTCATTAATGACGCGCTTGCACTTATTCCGAACTCTGTTCCTCTGTCTGGTATGGGTCGCAAATGGACTACGCCGTCAGGCTTCAAGATGCTTCCTTGGGACGCTGGACGGAAACAAAAGATTTCCGCCAAAATCAACACCAAAAAGGTCTCGGAGTTTCGTGGACAGATCCGCAATGTCGGCGTCTTTAACATTGTCTACTCGGGCTCTACTGGGACACTCTTTGACATGGCTGCAAGCGGCAGACTTGGCAGCGCACTTTCGGCGCGCTACGGCATGCGATCAAGAGTAATGTGGAAAGCAATGGAAAAGAACCAAGGCACTGTTGAATCAGAGATGCGGCGAATCGTTGAAACTGTCATGGACAAAGTCGATCGGAATGTGGTTGAGTAATGGCATCAGTAAACATTCCCATCATCTCCGAGTTTGACGCTAAGGGCACACAGAAGGCGATCAAAGAATTCCAGTCGCTCGAAGGCGCATCCGCCAAAGCGTCGTTTGCTATTAAAAAAGCCGCTGTTCCTGCTGGCCTTGCGGTCGCAGCGCTTGGCGGTTTCCTTGTTAATGCTGCTAAAGGCGCCGAGGAAGCCAGACAAGCCAACCAGCGTCTCGGCAATGTCCTTGACACTATGGGCTTCGGTGATGCCACCGATCGAGTGTCTGCCTATGCGGAAAGCCTAGAGAAAACTCTTGCAGTTGACGCAGATGTTATTAAAGCGACACAAACAACCCTCGCCACATTTGGTCAATTGACAAAAACGGTTAATGAAGCAGGAAGTTCATTCGACCGTGCAACTGTGGCAGCAATTGACATGGCGGCAGCAGGTTTCGGTTCAGCCGAAGGCAACGCCGTCGCATTAGGTAAAGCCCTAGAAGACCCGATTAAGGGAATCACAGCGTTAGGCAAATCAGGCGTCACTTTTACCGAACAAGAAAAAGAAAAAATTAAGACTCTTGTTGAGAGCAACAAAATGCTTGAAGCTCAAGAAATCGTTTTGTCTGCTATTGAAAAGCAGGTCGGTGGTACAGCGGAAGCCAGCGCGTCATCGTTTGACAAAATGAAATTTGCCCTTGGAGGTATCTCTGACACTTTCGGTGAGTTGGTGCTTCCATACATAGATAGATTTGCGATCGCTTTGGCTGGGGCATCAACCTTCATACAAGAAAACGAAAAACTGGTTGGAATCCTTGTGCTGACGCTTGGCGGTTTAGCTGCTGCTGTGCTGGTTGTTAATGCTGCGATGAAAGTTTTTGCAGCCGCACAAATGATCGTAAACGGCGTTGTTGCAGCGTTTAACGCGCTGCTACTAGCTAACCCTGTGACACTTATCGTCTTAGCAATCGTCGCCTTCATTGCAATCTTGACAGCGCTCTATTTTAAGTTTGACACCGTCCGCAAAATTGTAGACACGGTATTTAAGGGGATGCTTGCAGGCGGCAAAGCAGTCTTTGACGGACTAACAACATATTTCAGCGGCGTCTACAACATCTTTAAGACACTGTTTAACGCAATCGCAAAACTCTGGAACAACACAATCGGCGCATTGTCTTTCTCCGTTCCTGACTGGGTACCGGGACTAGGTGGCAAAGGCTTCGATGTCCCAAATATACCGATGCTCGCAGACGGCGGAATTGTGACAGGCCCAACGCTCGCAATGATTGGCGAAAGCGGCCCAGAAGCGGTGATTCCTTTATCTGGACGCGGCGGTGGAATGGGCAATTACACCATCAACATTAACGGCGGTCTTAACTCAAGCGCGGAGATCGGCACAGCTGTCGTAAACGCAATTAGAGCGTTCAATAGGCAGAACGGCCCAGCAAACATAGCGGTCGCTTAATGGCTGGCGTAGCGGTACTTGGGTCAGGTAACTACGATCTCGAGATCGACACAGGGTACGACTGGAACGCTTTCACACTTGACGACGATCTCAAAGGCGAACTAGACAACACCGAATATGTGCTTGACGGTACATCCCAATTCGCAAGCGTCCTAGACGGCGCGATCTCACTAACAGCAAAGCGCGGACGCGCCAACACGGGCGACCAGTTCGCTTATGGCACGATGAACTTCACACTGAACGACACTTACGCCGACGGAGTGTTCAACCCTTTTGACACAACTTCTCCGTATTACGACCCAGCAAATAATCAGCCTGGACTTGCACCGCTTCGAGAAGTCCGTTTTTCTCGATACAGCTCTACCAATGTCAAAGAACTTCTGTGGGTCGGCTACATAGTCAATTACGACTACACCTTCACGCTTGGCGGACTTGACACAGTGACCGTAAATTGCGCGGATTTCTCTTACCAATTAGGACAGACTTTCCTTGCCGAATGGAATGTCACAGAGCAGCTCTCAAGCGAGCGTTTTGACGACCTGCTAGATCTACCAGAAGTCGCCTACACAGGCACACGGAGCATTGAGACAGGTGTGGCGACCCTTGGCGGTGCAGCTGCCTACACAGTCGCCAACGGAACCTCGGTCGCTGCTTATGCCAACAAAATCAACGAGGCGGAGCAGGGTAGAATTTTCGTAAATCGTGAGGGCACGATGGTCTTCCAATCTCGGATCGGACAGACTCTTGGCGTCCCTGTCGCCGAATTCCACGACGACGGTACGCAGATCGGCTACAGCGCGATTGACATCTCTTTTCAAGCGGACACAGTGATCAATCGTGCATCAGTCGAGCACGCTGGAGCGCCATCGCCAGAGGTCGCCGAAGACCTTGCATCTCAAGCCTTGTATTTAATCCAAACTAAATCCATCACAGACTCACTCCTGCACAATGACGCCGCAGCTCTCACACTTGCCGAATACCTGATCAGTCCAGATCCCGAAGCACGCTTTAACTTCCTCGGCACAGAGTTCCCCGGCACACCTGCACTAGACCAAGACATCTTGGCGCTCCTCGATGTCGGCGACCTAATAAACATCCAAAAGTCAATTACTACTTCGGCAGGCCCAACCCAGTTCGCTCAAGATCTCACCATTGAAGGATTGGAGCATCGGCTTACTTTGTCGGCTGGGCACGCAGTCACCTACTTTACCTCACCGACGACCATTGTCTACGAGCTGATCTTGGACGATCTGGTATATGGCACACTCGACGCAGAAAATGTCTTAGGATAGAAACATGCCAAACGAGCAGACGACCGTCCCACTTTTTACCGCTGGCGAAGTATTAACTGCCGCCGATATGAATCTAAGCGCGGGAACTGGCGTGCCAGTGTTCTCAAACACGACAACGCGCGACGCTGGCTTTGGTGGTGCAGGCGAAAAAGTATTGGCAGAAGGCCAACTTTGTTATTTGTCATCAACAAATGTTGTGCAGTATTACGATGGCGCGGCTTGGGCTACTGTCGGCCCTGCCAACGCTGGAGCACTCACTTTAATTACTGCACAAGTAATTGGCACGGCCGTTTCAAGCGTGACAGTATCTAGCGCGTTTAGTGCTACATACGACAATTACAAAATTACTGTAAGCGGCGGTGTTGGCTCTACAGCAATGGCTATGTTAATGACTTTGGGTGCTACATCAGCAGGATATTATTGGGGTCTACAGGGCGCAGATTTTGCAGGCGGCGCATCGGCTAACGGTGCAAGTAATACAAGTAGTTGGCGTGTAGGTGGTGCTAACACAACAACATTTAGCACAACTATGGATTTAATGTCACCAAACTTAGCTAAAAACACTGCTTTTGCTAGCACTTATCTTTTGCCAACTGCGTCAACCGCTGGCGTTATGGGCAACACAGGCGGCTTCTTAAACGACAATACGCAATACACCGCATTTACATTGACACCAAGCACAGGCACGCTTACAGGCGGCACTATCCGCGTCTACGGATACTCAAACAGTTAGGCAAAACATGACAATGCAAATACAAGTAGACGACATTGTGCGTGACGCAACACCCGAAGAAATTGCAAAAATAGACAAAGAACGCTTAGACGCAGCAGCGTTGGCAGCCAGTGAAGCGGCACTACCTACTAAGTAGTTTTATGCTTGCGCTGATCCTGACCGCTTGCGAAACAACACGAACCAACGCACCATTAAAAGTACGCAACACCGCGCTCACACGCTGCTCAACTATTCAACAATGCGAAAGGGCTAGCAATGGCTAAGGAAAAAGCAGAAATAGAAATCTTGCATGCGCGCATGATCGTCTTTGTAGGTTGCACTATTGCAGTCACCTTCGCACTGACCGTCATCGGCTTCGTTTACGGTCTACTCTTTGTCACCCAGCCGCTCGAGCAGTCACCAAACGACGCACAGTTCATTGACTTGCTTTCCACGCTTACAGTCTTTATGACAGGCACACTCTCTGGACTTGTCGCCGCCAACGGACTTAAGCGAAAGCCTGCCGAACCCGTAACGCCATGAGCGTGATCCCAGCAAACCCAAAGATCCTGAACAGTCGCCCTTACACAGGAAACTCGGACGGAGCCGCAGCTGCACCTAGGCAGGGAATGGACGAATGGATCAGACAAGCAATCCGATACGCCGACGGAGCAATCTGGAATAACGGATCTTGGGGAGTTCGCAACATGCGCGGATCCGAAACATCGCTTTCCGTACACGCCACAGGTAGAGCTGTAGATCTTTCATATCGCAAAACCGAACAACACCCAACCGCTAATCGCAAAGGTGCAGTCGCCTTCCTAAACATTGTCATTGCCAACGCAAACGCACTTGGAGTTGAATGCGTACTGGATTACTTTCCACAAAAATTTGGACGCGGATACCGCTGCGATCGACAAGCTTGGAAGTCATACAGCAAACCCGAGATTCACGGTGCACCCGGCGGAGATTGGCACCATTACGAAATAAGTCCAGCAATGGCAGACTCTCCAGCCCTTGTCAAACAAGCCTTTCAGAGAGTGTTTGCCGAAATCCCCCAATAGCGCACACTGATCCTCTATGGTCGATATACCGACGATAGGAGTACAAAACATGACCGAACCCAAAGTCTTCATCTATGAGGTAGGTCGGTGCTCAATGGACAACGGACAAGAAATACTTGTTCAGATCTTTAGACACGAAGACACCCACAAAATCATCCGCGCCCAGATCGCCTTCCGAACATTGGCAGGCGACAGTTGGGGCGTCCCAACAGAATTGAGTTTTTAACAATGACCCCAGTATTCCTCAAAGTCTCCGCATGGGCTATCTGTGCACTTGCCTCATTTGTGCTTCTCTGGGACGCTTCTGAAGCGCCTGAAGGCATGTCTCAAGTCAGTGCCCAGACTGCCTACGCCACAATTCCACTAGCACCGCTACCAACCACGACCTCAAGCACGACCCCAGTGACCGCATGCGCTGGAGCTCTTAATCTTGCTTTAAGTGTTGGCTGGCCTGCAACCGAAACACCGACCCTGATGCGCGTACTTAAACGCGAGTCAAATTGCACTCCAGACGCGTTCAATCCTCGAGACACCGCAGGCGGCTCTTACGGATATATGCAGATCAACGGATTCTGGTGCACCCCTTCGGCATACTGGCCTCAAGGCTGGCTACAAGCAAAAGGAATCTTGACAGTGTGCGACGAATTGTTTGACCCAAAGGTAAACCTCATTGCAGCTCTCGCAGTGTGGCATAATTCTAATTGGTCTCCTTGGAATCTTCCGAAGTGACCGAAGAGCAATATCCCGAAACAGGAATCACAGAGGAGACCCGACGAATGTATCCCGAAACTTACAGCGACAAATACAACAAAGTTTTCATGCAATTTGTAGACGACATCTTTCGTCCTAATCATGTACCTGCACCAAAACACACTCACGACATCCTTCTTGATGAGTTGGCGATTATGTACGACGCAAGCATGGAAGCAGGTGGAGAGCAGGCGCGCTTTAATGCGTCAGTGCTTCGAGCCGCGATCAATGTGATCTTGACATGCACAAAATAGTATGTAAGAAATGCGGACTAGAAAT